TTACTGCTTACACTGTAAGAACGCCGCAAACTCCGCTCCCCAGAAGCTCATCCGTATTTCGCACAGCGAACCGTGCAGCATCCAGATGATGAGGATTGCCGTCACGCAGAACGTGATGGCCGTAAGCGATTTTTGCGACATAGCGCTTGCTCCTTTTTCGGGGAGGCGCTAACCTATCACTTGCTTAGGGTAGACGGTTAGGGCCTCGGTTAAACAAAAATGTTTTCCGGGGCCTTTCCACATCTGGCCTTCAGGTATTCCCTCCGACCATCAGCCGAAAGGCACCCGCGCGTAATCTATCGCTTTTTTGTTACTCCGGCAATTCTGCTCGTTAATTCTGAGGTAAGGGCAAACTCATCTGATTGTTTCCTCTGTGTGAAGTTGGCAGTTCATGCCACGGGTAGACTGGCCCCCTGAATCTCCAGACAACCAGTATCACTTAAATAAGTGATAGTCTTAATACTAGTTTTTAGACTAGTCATTGGAGTACAGATGATTGATGTCTTAGGGCCGGAGAAACGCAGACGGCGTACCACACAGGAAAAGATCGCAATTGTTCAGCAGAGCTTTGAACCGGGGATGACGGTCTCCCTCGTTGCCCGGCAACATGGTGTAGCAGCCAGTTATTTCTCTGGCGTAAGCAATACCAGGAAGGAAGTCTTACTGCTGTGGCCGCCGGAGAACAGGTTGTTCCTGCCTCTGAACTTGCTGCCGCCATGAAGCAGATTAAAGAACTCCAGCGCCTGCTCGGCAAGAAAACGATGGAAAATGAACTCCTCAAAGAAGCCGTTGAATATGGACGGGCAAAAAAGTGGATAGCGCACGCGCCCTTATTGCCCGGGGATGGGGAGTAAGCTTAGTCAGCCGTTGTCTCCGGGTGTCGCGTGCGCAGTTGCACGTCATTCTCAGACGAACCGATGACTGGATGGATGGCCGCCGCAGTCGTCACACTGATGATACGGATGTGCTTCTCCGTATACACCATGTTATCGGAGAGCTGCCCACGTATGGTTATCGTCGGGTATGGGCGCTGCTTCGCAGACAGGCAGAACTTGATGGTATGCCTGCGATCAATGCCAAACGTGTTTACCGGATCATGCGCCAGAATGCGCTGTTGCTTGAGCGAAAACCTGCTGTACCGCCATCGAAACGGGCACATACAGGCAGAGTGGCCGTGAAAGAAAGCAATCAGCGATGGTGCTCTGACGGGTTCGAGTTCTGCTGTGATAACGGAGAGAGACTGCGTGTCACGTTCGCGCTGGACTGCTGTGATCGTGAGGCACTGCACTGGGCGGTGACTACCGGCGGCTTCAACAGTGAAACAGTACAGGACGTCATGCTGGGAGCGGTGGAACGCCGCTTCGGCAACGATCTTCCGTCGTCTCCAGTGGAGTGGCTGACGGATAATGGTTCATGCTACCGGGCTAATGAAACACGCCAGTTCGCCCGGATGTTGGGACTTGAACCGAAGAACACGGCGGTGCGGAGTCCGGAGAGTAACGGAATAGCAGAGAGCTTCGTGAAAACGATAAAGCGTGACTACATCAGTATCATGCCCAAACCAGACGGGTTAACGGCAGCAAAGAACCTTGCAGAGGCGTTCGAGCATTATAACGAATGGCATCCGCATAGTGCGCTGGGTTATCGCTCGCCACGGGAATATCTGCGGCAGCGGGCTTGTAATGGGTTAAGTGATAACAGATGTCTGGAAATATAGGGGCAAATCCAACGGGATGCCCTCTGATGAGTGAATGGGGGAGGCGTGCTTTGAAGTGAATTTGTGGAAGGCTTCCAGTGTTGAGAAACATACGCCGCATTCTAGATTGTTACACTGATAATACTTTTGTCTCACGGTGTTTGAATCATTTTCCGGACGACTGGTGCGGATACGGGCAGATGCGCCACAAAGCGGACAACGGAACATAGCGACCTCTCTTATTGTAGTGCTTGCACTATTCTAGGTTGTATTCTCTAAGATTTAAACATGACTTTCTCTATATAATGATTTTTAGCATTAGTTAATAAACGAACGGCACTCTAAGGAGCGCCGTCAAAGATATTATTCTGATGTCACTCTTTGCGAGTGAGCTATTTTTAAATCAGCGTTTCCTTCAAATACTACATTCAACTCATAGTTAAGAGTTAGCTTGAATTTATCTGAGTCACTTTTGATATTCTCTGAAGTGACATTTACTAACTTATTATTATCATATTCTCTAATAATTAATTTAGTGAAGTAGTTATCCTTTACCACAAGAGAAAATGGTTGATTAACAAATGGTAAGAAGTAAACCTTACGGGTACCGGATTCAGTAGTTATGTTCATAGAGCCATCATCATTTTTTCTCATTAGTTCTCTGAGGTTGGGATTATCGAAAAGCATACGATTATATTGCTGAAAGATCTCTTTACTCATCACAAGAACCAGTTTGCCAGCCAAGTCAGCAGATGATTTTATGTGATCAATCAACATATTGAAATCTTCTATTACGGTATGTTGCGAACAGCCAGTGCTAAATAAATTTGAAAGTATTATTCTCTGGATGTCCTTGAGAATTAAGTCTGCTTGAATATCACCTTCATTGATATAAGGGATGGATTCTATTCCTTCGGCATACGGTTCTTTATCTATCTTAATAGATATCTTATGTTTTGTGAAACAATCGCTAGCCTGCTTAAAATCAATAGATTTGAAAAGTGAAAGAGGGAGCGTTTTCTTGATGCGTTTACGAAGATGTTCTGATGTTTTACGTGCAGTGCTATCTAGTCGATGTACATCTATGGCAGCATCCTGAAGTCTCATATCAAGATCTTTCTTTAGCATGTTAATATGCTCTTGAAGCAACTTTCTTAAGTTTTCTTTTTTTGTTTGGAGATCGTCCAATGTTAAAGTCAGCTTGATTTTAGTGTATTCGATGGAGTTACAAATTTTTGATAATACTCCAATGAGTCGTTGCTTCTCACGATATGTTATATAGTTGTTTTCTATTGCTTCTTTTATTTCTTTTGATACGCTATCGTTCTTGTTAGAAAAAATTAATAATAGCTGAACCCATGATTGTTCCATATCAATAAATCCACAGTCAAAAACATTACTGTAAACTCTGCCCATCACCATGTCTGTTTTATCATAGTCACGTAAACGCCTTGCTAAACTATTCATCCACCCATTGTGTTCCATATTTTCAGACCATGTCCACAGGCAGATTCTAATTAATATCTTGATTAGTTGGCTTGCATTATCAATTTCTTCAGTGGGAGTTTCATATCCACCGGTTTGGTCAATAAGTTTACCCTCTAAAATAAGTTTAATGTAATGTGTCATTAGTTTGTCAGAAGTATTGATTCTTGATGTCAGATAAAGACATGTGCATATACGCATGTCAGTCAACGCATTTATGATGGCAATATTGAACCACTCTCTGTCTGAATTGAAGTTTAGTTTTTTGGATATGAAAAAACCCGGGTTAAAAAGCTGGCCTTTGTAACTGTATTTTTCTACCGAATGGCTGTCAATATTCATTGAGTGCTGCCATCGGTTAATAAGATCGACGGCTGTATCAATAGTAGAAGGATCGCGAGTCTGTGTTGCATCAATAATCATCGATGGAAGTTCTTGTAGTTGCGTTTTGCAAAATAATTCAAATAAATCTGAATTCTCTGTATTGCAGAAACGAAAGTTTATGCTTTCTTGATATTGCTCCCAAACAGTGGTATAGGTTCTTAATATACGATTATAACGTGAACGAAGCGAGGCATTTAAGAGTGATTGGTTGTTTCGGAACCATTCTGTTAATATTGACCATTGTGAACGAGTAATTCCCATATAGATACAAAGTTCATTGCTGATAAGATGTTTTCTATTATTGATAATACGCACTCCGCTCCAAAGACATAATTCAAAAAATCTTTCAGAAAGATTAATTTTATCCATGGAATTATTTGATATTTTATAAGCTTCATCTGAAAACTCATATTGAAAACTCCGTTCAAATAATTCTGTAGTGATCAGTAAGAAGTTATTGTTGGTATTATCATCTTGAAAAAAATACAAATCGCAGAGATTATTAAAGTTATTAATTAATGCAGAGATAGCATTGTCAAAACTAATGAGATCAGAATCCCGCAGATACATATACGTATCTGCTGTTATAGCCTGCATTGTAAGACTTACGGAAAAATCTCCTCCTTTAATCGGAGCCCTATAAAAACATTGCTTAAGTATTTTTATTAATAAGCTGTCTGGTTTGATATTTTTAACGCTAAAAAGTATCTTACCCGTGGATTCTGTTTCTTTTGTACGATTATCACCAATGACAAATGACGCAAAATGATTCTTCTTTTTTAGTTGGTAATTAATAAGATTAAGAGTAAGTTGAAAAGGACGGTGATATAAACTTAACTCATCTTCCTTAGAATAACTGCTAGCCACAGATATGTATTCTCCTTTGTAATCGGCTTGCTTGATTTCTAAATTTGAATAGTTATGTTTTTGATAGATAGGGTATAACCTAAGCTTGGCTGAGATTTTGTTACAAATATGGGGCATTACTATTTCGAAGGCAATGTATCGCTTTATAATTATTTGCCGTTTTACATCATCAAGAATTTCAAGACTCACGATAAAGAACCAAATAGAAAGAACTATGTTTATCAAAAGCCATAATATGCTGATTAGACAAGCTATACCATAAAGATAACTTCCAAAGACAGTTTTAATTAGTACACTGAGAAGTATAAATCCTGATAAGAAAAGCCCGCTGAGTCCAGCAAGCATGAATCCTGAGTAACGCTGATAAGCAGTTTGGGCTATTTTTCTATCTGCCTTTTTTTGGAATAAGATACTTACTAAACCTATAACAAGGGGGTATACAATACCAATAATTGTCAATTGGCCACTTAAAATGGTTGTTTGCCATTCGGTTAATGAATGCCTAAACGGGAAATAATGTAAAAGATTATTTTTTATAAATAATTCGTTTAAATATCCAACATAAAGTAGTACAAATGAAAAAGCTGATATGCAAAGTACTGATTTAACCGGTGAGGATGTTAATCTTATGATGTTTTTTTCAATAAAATTCCATTTTAAATTCGAATAAAATGGATTTTTAACCATTTTATTACGAACATAGTTCTTTGCTAAAATCTCTGTTGCACTTAAAAATTGTCCAATCATGAATTACTCTTCTATAAAGTGTGGGTCTACTAACTAAACTGGAACTTTTACTATTGAGTCATATTCCCTTGGACGGGATGGACTGTGAAGATTATACTTGACTTCCTCTGTCATGTGGGAAAAACATCCGTATTATTGTTAGCATCTGGTTGATGCCCCAACCTCTGACATCTAGTGGGCTGATACATTATCTTTTGTTCTTACTGTCAGTGTAGAAGCACATCTCAAAAATAATATTTTTAAGAGATTTATTCTGTTTCTGCTATCCATTCCGGGATTTTTGCTTCAAGTTCAAGCTGCGTGGTAAAGCCGCTGTTATCAATGGTGTGCTCGGCTTTTGCAATAATCCAGTCCTGATAATCAATCTCGCTTTTAAAGCCTGTCACTGTGCCATGCATTTCGGGATAGAGTTCTGCACGACCACGCGCCAGCGTGATGGAGAATGATGCGGCTCCGCGTTGTAGCTGCTGCCACTTTGCCGCCGCTGCGCGTCTTGCTGCCTGCTCGTTCTGATAAGTCTTGCGTAACACAAACACGTTGCCTTCCGCACCTTCCATATAGTCGCCTTCCCGACTGCTGCTTTTCTCCTTTTTGGGTTTTGGCGGTTTGCGGCGTTTCACGCTGACTTTTTTCTTTTTCCCGTAATTAAGATCAAGCCAGTAGGCGCGTACCCCCGTATACGCCTCGCGGTCAGCAATGCGGAACTGATGGCGATCGCCGCTGCTGCGTGTAATGGCGAACGAGGGCAACGGCTGCCCCTGTGCGTTCACGCCACCACCTGGCATGATGAATAACAGATTGCCGCTTTTTACCGTGGCGATTGCTCCCAGCATTTCCGCCATGCGCGTAAGAAAGGACATGTCGCTTTCTTCGGTCTGGTCGGCGTGGTCGATTTCGATATCCATCAGCATTTCGCTGATTTGCGGTTTCAGACCGTATCGATGAGCGATGGCGGATACCACACGCTCAACGGTCACATCATGCCAGGACACCTCACGTTTAACGTTAAATTCATCCCGAAAATCTGCGCTTCTGGCTGAAACAGTCAGCCTGTCCGGCGGTCCTTCGTGAGCGATTTCATCAACAATGTAAGTGCCTTTTTCTGTCAGCGGTTCCCCTTTCCAGCCAATGAGAACCGTCAGACGCGCGCCCCGTGGCGGTAGCTGCAACTGACCATCCGCATCATCCAGCGTGATGGTGAGCTGGTCCGCCTCAAATCCCCGGTTGTCGGTCAGTTACAGGCTCATCAGGCGCTCCGCCACGCCTGACAGCGTTTTACCCTCCGAGAGAATATCAAAATCCGGCATTTTCACGGGGGCCGTGCCCTGACTGAGCAATTGCATGGTGGTGTCGGTCATCTACTCCCTCCCTGTGCGGCATGGTCGCATGTGCGTGCGGAGGGGGTTACTGCTTTTTGTTGTCGCCGTGGCGGGAGAACGGCGCAGGGGTGAGATTACGCGCGTGGTGGGTGATGATTGTTGCTGAATCATTTAACGGATACAAGGGGCTGAAGCTATGAGTGAAACTCGTTTTCATGGTGCCCGTGTTACGGAGAATACCGACCTGGTAACAGCGATTAACGATGTTGATTCCAGCGTTATCGGTATCGTGGCAACGGCGGATGATGCGGACGCGAAGCTGTTCCCGCTGAACAAGCCCACACTGCTGACCCGCGTCAATGACGTGCTGGGAAAATGCGGGACAACGGGGACGCTTTATCGTGCGCTTAAGGCCATCGCAGACCAGGTGAGCACAAAGGTGATCGTCGTTCGCGTGGCTGAACACAAAGAAGAAGACGGAAAGACGCAGGATCAACTGGTTATCGGTGGTTCTGAGGATGACGGCAGCTATACGGGGATGTATGCGCTGCTTGTTGCAGAGCAGGATGAAAGCATCGGATACCGTCCGCGTATTCTGGCCGCGCCGGAGCTGGACACGGAGGCGGTAACAAAATCCCTGTGCGTGATTGCAGATAAACTGCGCGCGTTTGTGTATGCCTCATGTCATGGCTGTAACACGATGGCCGAGGCAATTACCTACCGCCAGAAATTCAACGAACGTGAGGTGATGCTCTTATGGCCGGACTTCATCGCCTACAACCCGAAAAATGGCAAAAACGAAACGTTCCCCGCGCCTGCCTATGCGTGCGGCCTTCGTGCGTACATTGACCATGAACAGGGATGGCACAAATCGCTGTCCAACGTTCCGGTTAAAAATGTGCTGGGGATGTCGAGGCATGTGTTCTGGTCGTTGCAGGCCGAAGACAGCGATGCCAACAGCCTCAACAACAAAGAAATCACGACCATTATTCGTCGCAACGGGGTCCGCTTCTGGGGTAACCGCACACCGGAAACGAACGCCTACATCTTTGAGGTGTATACCCGAACCGCACAGGTGCTGGCTGATTCAATTGCGGAAGCGCAGTTTGAAACCATCGACAGTCCACTGACGCCTGCGAATGTGAAGGATGTTATCAGTGCCATCAGGGCAAAACTGGATTCACTGGTGACTGCCGGGAAACTGATTGGCGCGGAGTGCTGGTATGACGTGGTGGATAACAGCACCACGGATTTACGTCAGGGACGTGTGCGTATTCGCTACAAATATACGCCCGTTCCGCCACTGGAAGACATGGAGCTTTACCAGACGTTTACTGATGAATACTTTGAACCCGCATTTGCGGTGCTGGGAGGTGCCTGATGGCTGTGCCAAAACATCTTCGCTTTTTTACGCTGTTTGTGGATGGTGAAAACGAAGTGGGTAATGTGACGTCCGTCACTCTGCCTAAGCTGACGCGCAAAACCGACAGCTACCGGGGTGGTGGCATGATGGGTGCGGTAAGTATTGATCTCGGTCTGGACGACTCCGCGCTTGATGCGAGCTTTGTCATGGGGGCGCAGTTCGTGAGCTGTTCCTTAAGTATGGCGGCACGATTGACGGCACGCTGCTGCGTTTTGCGGGTGAATACTACACCGATGCAGAAAGCGACCTGTATGAAGTCGAAATGCGCGGACGTGTGACGGAAATTGATATGGGGGAAGCCAAACAGGGCGAAGCCACATCACACACTTACGCCATTAAAACACCTACTACAAGCTGAGTGTTAACGATCGCCCGTTGTGGGAGATTGACCTGCTGAACTTCATTTACCGGAAGGACGGGGTAATGACTCCAACTTATTGATAGTGTTTTATGTTCAGATAATGCCCGATGACTTTGTCATGCAGCTCCACCGATTTTGAGAACGACAGCGACTTCCGTCCCAGCCGTGCCAGGTGCTGCCTCAGATTCAGGTTATGCCGCTCAATTCGCTGCGTATATCGCTTGCTGATTACGTGCAGCTTTCCCTTCAGGCGGGATTCATACAGTGGCCAGCCATCCGTCATCCATATCACCACGTCAAAGGGTGACAGCAAGCTCATAAGACGCCCCAGCGTCGCCATAGTGCGTTCACCGAATACGTGCGCAACAACCGTCTTCCGGAGCCTGTCATACGCGTAAAACAGCCAGCGCTGGCGCGATTTAGCCCCGACGTATCCCCACTGTTCGTCCATTTCCGCGCAGACGATGACGTCACTGCCCGGCTGTATGCGCGAGGTTACCGACTGCGGCCTGAGTTTTTTAAGTGACGTAAAATCGTGTTGAGGCTAACGCCCATAATGCGTGCAGTTGCCCGGCATCCAACGCCATTCATGGCCATATCAATAATTTTCTGGTGCGTACCGGGTTGAGAAGCGGTGTAAGTGAACTGCAGTTGCCATGTTTTACGGCAGTGAGAGCAGAGATAGCGCTGATGTCCGGCAGTGCTTTTGCCGTTACGCACCACCCCGTCAGTAGCTGAACAGGAGGGACAGCTGATAGAAACAGAAGCCACTGGAGCACCTCAAAAACACCATCATACACTAAATCAGTAAGTTGGCAGCATCACCATTCAACCCCATAACCATCATGAGCCGACCTGTAGGAAATGCCACCATTTTTATAATTCACACGGAATTGTACGGCAGGACAGCTACCAGCATTTATATTAAAGTGAAGAATTAATGCAGATGCACCACCAATCAGGGCGTTATATGCACTACTATCCCAATTCCATCCAATGGATGTATCACCATTAACAGTATTACCTGTTTGTCGGAGTGCAAATGCATTGACATTTTTGGCACTAATTGAAATATCGCTAGAACCATCAAAACCAACTCCAGCAATTTTTCGTGCTGTTTTCAGCTTTGTTGCAGTAGCGGCATTGCCGGACAGTTCCCCAGAAAGGCCACCGCTGAATGTTTGTCGATTGGTCCAGGTATTCGCTGTACTGAGTAACGGTATTTTCTCCCCGCTTGTGCCGAGTTCTCGTAAACCGAGGTATTCGATAACGGCAGCAACGGTCGATTTCGCAAGAATATCCCGCCCGACTTTTGTCAGGGTTGCCAGGCTGGCGACATCATTCCCCGTAAAATACGGAAACCTGTCTGCCGCAGTAGCAAGCCCGGCCAGCGCCGTCAGGATGGCATCTTTCGGTTGCTTACCCGCAAGCGCGTTAGTCATGGTGGTCGCAAAATTCGGGTCGTTTCCCAGCGCCGCCGCTAACTCGTTCAGCGTATTCAGTGCGTCAGGTGACGAATCTACAAGGGCGGCAATCGCAGCCATAACGAAAGCCGTGCTTGCGATTTGGGTATTATTCGTTCCCTGTCGCGCAGTTGGCGTTGTTGGCGTTCCGGTCAGCGCAGGACTGTTTAAGGGCGCTTTCTTGTTCGTTTCATCCATTACCGCCTTAACCGCTTTCGATGTCGCGGCCAGTGTTTCAGACGTGCTGTTGGTGGCACTACTGAGCTGGACTATCCCTTTTTGTGCCGTCGTGGCGTCCTGAGCGGTATATTTTGCGTTAGCAAGGTCATACGCGGCCTTTACTGCTTTCGGCGTTGCAGCCTGCGTTTCAGACGTGCTGTTGGTGGCGCTACTGAGCTGGACAAGGCCTTTTCGCGTCGTGCTGGCATCCTGCGCAGTATATTTACCGTTAGCAAGATCATACGCGGCCTTTACTGCTTTCGGCGTTGCAGCCTGCGTTTCAGACACGCTGTTAGTGGCGCTACTGAGTTGAACAAAGCCTTTTGCGGTCAGCGAGGCGTCCGGGTGACGTCGTGACTGTTCATGCTCTTTCAGTTTGTCATCCACGTAATCCACTGTGGCCATCACCATGGTGTTGTCCACGGTAAGCGCCACGGTGGCAGTGCTGGATACGGTCAGAATGGTGCGAAATGTTTGTGCACGACCGGACCCTTCGGCAACGGCTGGCTTGTAACTTTCGGCAGTATTTCCCACCGCGATTAAATCGCCGTGCTCATCAAATACACCAATTTCCCGGATCCAGAATCCGCCCGTTTCAGGAGGAATAACCAGCTCCGCAATAATGCGGTTCTGATGTGTTGCGTCCAGGATGACGCGATTAACAGTATGTCGCCACACCTCATGCACCAGACGGGTCTGCTTACTGTCTGGTGTGGGCAACGTGCCGCCACCGTCGCCCACGGCCATATGAGTCAGGCGGACAGGCTTACCATCTGGCGCGGCTACCTGAGCTAATTTTTTTGCACCCGTATCGGTGATAATGGTTTTAAATTTTCGTGTTGTGGTACTCATGCTTAATCGCCTGGATAAATGGTAATAACTTCACCGTCATAAGTTGCCGCCGCTGCGAAAATATCCCCCGGAATTTCCTGAATGATATTCAGCCCTGTCATGTGGCGGCTGACCGGGCGGGCATCAGCAATCAACCGCTCCATTTCCAGATACATTTCCTCCGTCACGCCACTGTCCAGCGTGCCGACTTCAACGGTAAATGTTCCCGGTTCTCCGCCGAACTCCCACCACTCAGACACGCGAATGAGGTATCCCAGCGGCTCAATGGCCCGGCGCAGTGCGCTGATGGTCCCTTTGTGTCGGTGTATCAGCCATGCATCACGAATAACCTGTCGCTTTGTCTCTTCCGGCCAGTTGCGATCCCAGCGGTCAACGGAAAACGCCCAGGCGAGATAAGGCAGCAGATGCACCGGGCAGGTGTCCGGCGACCACAGCGTGTTGAGGTCTACCGGAATGTCTGTAATGCGTGTTCCGACGGCTTCGGCACAACGCATGAAATTGCTGGCTGATGGTGGTAACAACGAATTACTCATTGCGTCCACCTTCGCTGATGGTGAATGACTCACAGCGCGCCGCCTGTATGTCGCTGATGGCCATATTCTGTGTGGGTTCGATTATCTCCACGCGTTGCACACCGTGCACATGCAGTGCGGCAGCAATGGCGGACAACGCCACGTCCTGACCGATAAGCCCCTGCTCAGCCAGCCACTTCCTGAACGACGATTCAGCCGCGGCCAGAATAGGTTCGGATTCCGGGCCGGGGTAAAAGTACAGTTTTGCATTCAGCCGCCATGTCACGATTCTGGCACTCTGTACGGTCAGGCGGTCGGCCACCGGGCGGGTATCCTCTGCATTCAGAACGGCGCGAACGGTATTAAGCAACGCCTCCGTTGCTGTGCCGTCGCCCTCAGTGGACAGGATGGAAACCGTCACGTTGGCCGGAGACGGGCTGATGGCCCGCGCATCGCGTACCAGACCGCTGGCGCTGCGTGCAAAATACTCGTATGCACCTGACGGGCCAGCAACACTCAGACCGTCATATGCCCGTTGCGCCCGTAGTCTCAGCGAGGTGTCACTTTCCATCACTGCATCGGTGGTATCCGTTGCCGGAGTGATAACCAGGCGCTTTGTGTTCATATTGCCCGCGAGGTTGTCCAGGTCTGTCCCGGCGCTGTGGCTTAGCATGCAGGCGCGTGCACCCTCATTGACCCGCTGGCGTAACAGCATTTCACGAAACGACATGGTTTGAGCGATAACGTTAAGGGGTTCCGATTCCAGCTCCAGCGCGGCGGAAACGGCTTCACGCTGTTCGGCGGGATAGGACGCAATCATCATGGCCTTTGTGTCAGCCAGAATTGCCTCAAAGTCAGGCTCCGCGATGATGGCGGGTTCCGGTAACTGTGAAAGGTCAACGGCAGGCATGATTTACTCCCTCAGCGTGATGGTTAATTCAACATTCTGCATGGTCTGCATGACAGTGCCCGACAGCGTCACCCCGGCGCGGCCTCCTGCCTTCCAGACAACGTCGATAGCGTCCAGGGCAATGCGGGGTTCCCATCGTGTCAGCGCAATCACGGCAGCACTCATGCATTGCAGACGCGTGGTGTTATTCATGGGTTCGTCAATCAAATCAGGCACAAGGCTGCCATATTCCCGTCGCATAACCCGGCTTGCCAGCGGGGTGGTCAGGATGTCCCTGACTGACTGTTTCAGGTGCTCCATATCGTTCAGGTTTCCCGTTCCGTCCGGGTTCATTCCTGTGTAGCGGGTTGTCACTGCGGGCCTCCTGTCGAATCGCTGCCACCTTTAACGCCACCGTGTTTATGCGTATGCACTGTGATGCCGTTTGAGGTGAAATTGCCGCCGCTGTGCGTGATATTGCCGCTCATCTTTCCCCCTTTTGTGACGTCAAGCGTCGCCGTTCTCAGAAGGTCTGTGCATTCCACGACGGGCGTATCCAGTGTCACGCTGACGGATGCCTGCAGGGTGGCTGTTTTCATGCCGCTGGCGCTCAGTGCGCCTGCGTCCGCGTCGTAGCGGAACACCGCGCCATCCGGCGCGCTGACCACGATTTCTTTCAGGCTTTTGCCGGGGGCCGGAATGGCATCACTCCACAGGCTGCCAATTATCATGGCGGTTTCCGGGTTGCCGCCAATGCAGGCAATTACCACCTGTTCGCCTGGTGATGGCGGCAGCCACACATTGAAGGCTCCCGCGCGAGTGGTGTTCCAGCGCAGCCAACCTGTTTCCAGTTCGCCGCTGCGAACGCGCACGCGCCAGGACTTCTCATCAACTTCAGAGATGATCCCGGTGCGGATGATATTGCTCAGTAGCCGCATGAGTTCTGCGCTCACCGTACAGCCTCTGCAATCCGGCCCAGCACCGTGTTATAAATCGGGCGCTCATCTGCCTGGCTGATACCCAGCAGCTCACGTACCGGGTAATCGGTGAAAATGCCCGGCGCAACCTGATCGCGCTCACCGAACTGATGAACGCGTGCAATACGTGCGGCCACGCCGCTGTAACCCACCGTCACACCGGAAGCATCTGCACGGGCTTTCAGGTAGCGGGCGGTGCGCAGTTTTACGAACATGGGGACGCGCTTTGTGCTGTCCTGGTTGATGCGCCGGGTGCGTATTTCCAGAAAGCGGTCGATGTCATCCCGGTAAAACGTGCGGATGCTGTTTTTATCCTCATCCCACCCGGTGATGGTTCGCCCGTATTTCCCCGTGTCGTGATGCCAGTTTTTCAGCGTGCGTGCTTCGTTATTCCAGATAAAGCGAATGCGCTCCTGTATCCGGGTTACGTGGCGTCTGCGTGGTGTCCATGCGGTCCCGTCCGGCGCTTTCTGTGACCGGATACGTGCCTGCTGGGCGCGGCGTAAATCCTGTGCCAGCTTTCTGGCGATGTTATTGATGGCCTGCTGATTCAGGCTGTCGCGGATGGCTTCAAAGGTTTCATCCACGCGAGTGAATGCCTTATCCATCGCTTTCACCCCACGTCACATCCTGGAATACATGCGACCAGTCGCCTTCGGAAGATGGCAGGCGGGGTTTTGGCTCCAGCAGGTGTTCTGCCTGCGGTGTGCCCTGACTGCTGCGCGTGATGCGAACGCGTTCCCGCAGGGGGAGCGTAAACAGGAGATCGGCGCTGTCATCGTCATTGATAACGGCGGAGAATTTGATGTCCTGATTACGCTCAGGGTTGAGCAACAACTGTGGCTGATTTTCGGATAACCACGCCAGCAGCGGCAGCGTGAGGTCGTCCAGCTCCCCGGCGTAATCCATGACAAACATCACCATCTGATAGCGGTAAACAAACGATGGGGTTTCTCCGGTCGTTTCAATGTTGCCGCTCTCCACGAAAATGGTGAATTTTTCCGGGTTAGCCTGACACCATCGGCATGAACGGGTCATGGCTTCACGCAGGGAATCAGTTTTCAGCATGGTTGTTATCCTCGTTGTTCAGTCGTTGCAGCCTGCGCTGTTCCAGTAATTCAATGGCCCGTTTATCCGCGTTACAGGTTTCCAGTGCATCCAGAAGGCGGTCGCCCCATATACCGAGATTTCCCCATGTGGGAGTGTCAGGGAAGGGGGGAGGCGTTACCGGTATGGTCAGCGTCTGCGGTATAAGCCGGACTGACGGCGCTGGCAGTGGCGCGTTCTGCGTGCCTGCGCAGCCTGTCAGTAAAACGAGCGTCAGGCAAAGCGTGGGCGCATTCATCTTTTGCAATATCGTTGCGTAGCTGTTCACGTCTTACCTCTCCGTCCTGATTGCGTTGCTGATTTTCCACGCGGAGTTGCGCCAGCACCTGCTGCATATCCTGTACCCCGGCGCTGATGATATTCAGGGTGTCGGCGGTACTTTTCAGGGTGCTGGCCTGCGCTTCGTTTCTGGCGTTCTCCCGGCCCAGCGACCACGACAGACGCATGGATGTTCCCCATCCGGCAGTCAGAAGGAAAGCGACGCCAAGCGTGGGCCAGAGCTTCATGCCGGATAGGCTCCGTGTGGTAACTGAAAATGCGGTCCGTCTTTCAGGGTCTTCCAGTCGCCGCCCCATTCCACCGGAATATTCAGTTCCCGGCTGGCCTGTCTGAATGCTGCTGCGATTTTTTCGTACAGCGGCCATTCCCATGACACCTGGCTGCCGATATAAGCCACAACATCCACGGCATGCCCCGTAAGGTGGCGGCTGTTCATGGTCTGGCTCTTACCCGTGGCCACCAGTTGCTTCTGGCGGTAACGGCTGCGCAACCCTTCGGTGATACCAAAATCCACTTCCGAGATTTCCAGTGCCCGTCGGGTCACTTTCACCAGATCAGGATTTACACCCTGCAAATTCTTTTCGCTCCGGCTGCTGAATTTAAATGTGTTGCTCATTCGTCCTTCTCCTTCACCCTGGATACTGTTAAACGTCATCACCGCCTGACGTTGCTGTGCCGTGAATTTCAGGCGCTCAGTGCCCAGGCTTGCCGGGGTGTCGGTCATCGCCAGCCCGACCAGATAGGCGCGCCCGTTAACGGAGAACTGCGGGTGCAGTTCGATACTGGAATAGATTTTCTTGCCGTCCGCAACAAGCTGCTTCATGCGCTCGGTCGGTTCGATTTCTGCATACAGCGCAGTACGTCCGGCCAGCGGACCTTCCGTAATGTCTTCCGTACTCAGTGCGGTGACATCGCCCATTGCGGAAAATTCGCTTGACGGGCATGGCGAGAGATAGTGCTCAACGTTCACGCGGGCAGCGTAAACATCCGGGTTGAAGTTCTCGGCGGCTTCACGCAGATGCACCGGACTGATTTCACGGCCATCAACAGTTGATCCGGAGACAGCCACGCGAAACTTTTTGCGGGATGTCTTTTTTTCATTAGCCATAGTTTTTGCCCCTCTGACTGGTTCTTCAGTCATGATGGCAAAGCGTAACAGGCTGATACAAAGGGCTTTTGTTGTAAGAAAACGGCCAGAACAGAGGGTTAAGGAGAACAGTTTCGCGCGCGGGTAATCTTCCTGTAATTACTCAGGGGGAGCAATGATTCAGGACGCTTTTGTGCGCCAGCGTGCGCGGCAACTTTACTGGCAGGGTTATCCGCCCGCAGAAATATCACGTCTGATGGGAATAAACCCGAACACGATTTATGCGTGGAAAAAACGTGACCAGTGGGATGAAACGCCACCCGGGCAGCGTGTCACGCAGTCCATCGATGCGCGCCTCATCCAGCTTACTGAAAAACAGAATAAAACAGGCGGTGACTTTAAGGAAATAGACCTGCTGACCCGGCAGCTTAAAAAGCTGCATGATGGCCAGCCGGATGTGATGGCCGCAGGAAAGAAAGGCCGGGCGAAAAAACTCAAAAATCATTTCACGCCGGAACAGATTGCCGCACTGCGGGAAAAAATCATCAGCAGGCTGGAGTGGCATCAGCGGGGCTGGTTTGACTCCCTGACCCTTTGCAGGGAAGCCGGGATACGTAACAGGATGATCCTGAAATCCCGACAGATTGGGGCGACCTGGTATTTTGCACAGGAAGCACTGCTGATGGCGCTGCGTGACGATGTGGCGCAACCTTACCAGCGTAACCAGATTTTTTTGTCTGCGTCGCGTCGTCAGGCGTTCCAGTTTAAAAGCATTATTCAGAAGGCGCGGCTGAAGTTGATGTGGAGCTGAAAGGGGGCGATAAAATCATCCTCTCCAACGGCGCAGAGCTGCATTTTCTCGGCATTTCTGCTGCGTCGGCACAGTCCTATACGGGCAATTTTTATTTTGATGAATTTTTCTGGGTCAGTCGCTTTGCTGAACTGCGCAAGGTGGCTGGCGCTATGGCAACCCTCAGCGGACTGCGGCGCACCTACTTCTCCACGCCATCCACCGAAACGCACGAGGCATACGCCTACTGGAACGGCGACCGCTGGAACGAGAAAAAGGCCTCGCATAAACGCCAGCGTTTTTCTGTGGACTGGAAAACGCTGCATAACGGGCTTATCTGCCCTGACCGGACGTGGCGGCAAATTGTCACGCTGGAAGATGTGGTTAATCACGGCTGGAAACACACCGATATCGACGAAATTCGTGATGAAAACACCGAAGACGAGTTCCTCAATCTCTATATGTGCGAGTTTGTCCGCGAAGGGGAATCGGCATTTAACCTGAATATCCTGATTGGCTGCGGCGTTGACGGATACGACGACTGGAAAGACTGGAAACCTTTTGCTCCCCGCCCGATGGGGAATCGTCCGGTATGGATTGGGTATGACGCAAACGGCAGCAGTGGCAACGGCGACAGCGGCGCTGTGTCCGTGGTGGTTCCTCCGTCTGTTCCTGGTGGCCGTTTTCGAACGGTGGAGACGCGACGCGTTCAGGGGCTGGAGTTTGAAGAACAGGCCAGAGTCATTGAAGAGTTCACGTGTCGCTACAACGTGGAACACATCGGCATTGATGTGACGGGCGGGAACGGGGAGGCTGTTTATCAGATAGTGAAACGGTTTTTCCCTGCCGCTATTCCGTACACCTTCACGCTGTCATCAAAACGGTCGCTGGTACTGAAAATGCTGCAAATAATGCGTGCCGGGCGGTGGGAATACGATCGCGCCGAACGCGAGCTGGTCGCGGCCTTTAACGCCGTGCGTAAGGTGAAAACACCGGGCGGCTTTATCACTTACGAAACGGACCGAGCGAGGGGGATCAGCCACGGCGACCTTGCGTGGGTAACCATGCTTGCTGTCATTAACGAACCGATTGGCGGCGAAGGAGAAAACGAGCGTTTCACGGTTATGGAGTTCTGATGAGCAGAAAAAATAAAAAAGTGCGCATGAGTTCACGCATTGATCTCGCTGATGCGCTCAGGAAAGAATCATCGCTCAGTGCATTCACATTTGATGGTCCTTATCGCCTGACCGGGCATGACCTGCTGGACAATATGTACTGTGCTGATAACGGGCGGTGGTATGAACCCCCGGTGGACTGGTACGGTCTGGCAAGAGCTGCCCGGCAAACGTCTTGGCATCAGTCTGCGCTTTACTTTAAGCGCAATGTATTGCTCGGTTGCTACATCCCGCACCCGCTGCTTTCCCGGTAGGATTTCTCGGCGCTGGCGCTGGCGCTGGACTGGTTTGTGTTCGGTAACGCATTCCTTGAGCTTCGAAGCAATATGCTCGGCGAACCGCTTAAATTACGGCACGCCCTGGCGAAATACATGCGACGCGGAAGCGATCTTGAATCATGGTGGTATGTGCAGGATGGCAAGGATGCGTTTCAGTTTCGCCCAGGCAAAGTGTGTCACCTGATGAATCCTGACATTAACCAGGAAATCTACGGCATGCCGGAATATCTCGGCGCATTACTCTCGGCCAGCCTGTCTCATTCGGCGGACATGTTCAGAAAACTGTATTACGACAACGGATCCCACGCCGGGTGCATCATCTACATCGGTGCCGCGCAGGTAAACCGCGAAAGCATGGACTCCCTGAAAGAAACGCTACAGGGTGCGCGTGGTGGTGGTGCGTTTAAAAACGTGCTCATTCATGCGCCCAACGGGGGCAAAGAGGGGGTGCAAATTTTGCCGTTCCAGCAGATCACCGCAAAGGATGAGTTCATGAATGTTAAGGCGGCATCCCGTGATGATGTGCTGGCTGCGCACCGCGTTCCGCCGCAACTGATGGGGGCGATGCCGGGTGAAAAAAGTGCGTTTAGTGATGTGGAGAAGGCCGCGCGGGTTTACGCAATTAACGAGCTGATGCCCGTCATGGAGGCCATGAAGCACATCAATGACTGGCTTGGCGAAGAGGTGATCCGCTTTAACCCTTACGCACTGTTAGACATCCAGCCCACATCCTGATGCGCTTCGCTTGTCTGCTGCTTCGCCGGGGCATAAAAAATTTATGCCCCGACTCTCCAGCTCCTGTATCAGTCAGATAATTTCACGACGCCTTCCAGTTTATCGCCACCATCGACGGTCAGACTCTTACGCAATCCCACCGCGTTGACTGCATGTTCTCGCCGCCTCAGTGCGATTTTGACGGCCTTACCTTTCACCCCATCAAATCAGAATCCCTCACGTATTTTTCACGCTCAGCGTGAGAAATACGGCCATTCTGTCGTGTCGCTGCGACATCGTTAAGGGAACGCTATTTACCCCCTGAAACGCGGGCTGTTCCCCCGTCACCTGCGCGCAGAAAAAGCGCGTTTTTTTGTGCACGCACGGATCCTTGACGGATCCAGCCGCCACGCGGGCTGGAAGGGCAAAAATTCGTTCAAAAAAATTGTGCAAATTTGTGCACTATTGTGCAGCAGGGCGATGTGCGATTATCGCCCTAGTTTGAGGGGGATCAGGTGTTATTTTTATCTGTCGTCAGTGGGCTAAACCATCCACAATTTACATCGCATGACTGATGCGTTCTGTCCTCGTGTTTCTCCTGCCACAATGCTTTTCCGCCAGCCTTTATGATGGCTCTTTCAACATCCCGCTCGTATCGCAAGGGCTGAAATACGTCATTAATGAAATATTCGCTTATGTCCGGAAGCGATACTGCAAAATTATTTGTTTGTTGCGCCGTCCTGCTATGCAGCAAAGCGGCATGCTTTAATGCGTCCTGTGCTTTCTGGAATTTAAGTGCATAGTCAGTGGCGATTTTTTCCAGTTCAGCGATTCGGTTGTCTTTGGTTTCCAGCCAATCAAGTAGCGCCAATACTTCAGGATCCCCGACATCCAACACTGTTACGCGTGATTTTTCATAATGTTCGTCAGCAAGAGTTCGGCCAATTTTGAAATCTCCATCATCACCATAACCGGAGCAGGCATAAACAACCTGTGCTCCAGATATTCGCTGAATTGACATTTCCTCGCCGCAAATAGGGCATTTCGGTACTGGCACAGGTGAATAACGTTCACGTAATGCCTGATAGTTGATTTCGCTCATTAAGTCGTTCTCCTTGTTTATGTTCTGAGGTGGAGAGCAGGGCGAACTCGCCCTGATGTTGTGTTATTCAGGAAATAACGCCCGGATATTTCCGGCCATCTGACTGGTTATCTGTGCGGTTGATACTGGCTGTGATGTGGGGCGTTCTGTCCTGGTTTGTGTCACTGATAACGCTTCATCACCAGCCCATGCAGCCAGTCGATAAGCCTCTGCCGGATTCATTTTCAGAAGTGCCAGCCCGGCCAGAAAAGCCACGCGTTGGCCGCTTTTGCGGGCTTCTGGTGTAAGGCTGTCCAGCCAGGCGCATGCTTCTCCTTCGTTCTTGACGGCGGTGGGCTTCAGATAGAAACTTATCCGTCTGGTTGGAGTCGTCATTGGTTTACTCCTTGTCCATTGCGTACAGCCCATTAACCAGAGCAAACTGTGGCACCCCGTCCGCGATGAAAGTCGCATTAACTCCGCAGGCTTCGCGGATAGCGGGTGCCACAATCTCCGCCCCTCCACCGACAACCATCACCCGCCCGTAACCCGAAAAACCCGCCAGCGCGCGGATCACGCGTTGTTTCAGTGTTTCTTCCTTTTCACGAATTACCGCCATCAGGCTGGCGTAATGCGCGTCATTGTGGATGTGCTGGCGCAGCCAGGCTTCATCATGGCGATGTTCGATAATGGTATTGGCGATGTGGTGACTGGTGCGCATACCGTTAGTGGCCATCACCGACAGTACGGCATCGGCCATCAGAGAAACGCCCACGTGTGGATCGCAAAACACCTGGCTGATACCTGCCAGTTGCCCCTGAACCTTTGCCACATCCAGCGTGGTTCCGCCCAAATCCACAATCAGCAGGGATTCAAACGGACTCATGTCAGCCAGTGCCTTAAAGCCAGCCGGAATGGATTCAGGCATAACCCGTACGTTACGGATAGTGAATGCTTCGCCGTTCTGGTACTCCACCGGGCGCATGACGTTCGCTTTTTTGCGGTTTGAAGTGGTCAACAAAAACTGGCCACCGAGTTAGAGTTTTTCCAGTATCGATTTTCCGATTCGTTTGGGGGTAACCCACCGTTATATTCGTGCGGTCTTAGTGCGCTGTAATATCCAACGATATAGTCCGTTATGGCGTGAGCTGCCTCGCTGAAGCTTACGTAACCCACCACCGGCATCCATTCGTTCTTCAGACTCCTGAAGAAGCGTTCCATTGGGCTGTTATCCCAGCAGTTTCCGCGCCGGCTCATACTCTGTCTGATCTGGTATCGCCACAATAACTGCCGGAACTGCCTGCTCGTATAATGACTGCCCTGATCGCTGTGGAACATCACCCCGCCGGGCTTACCACGGGTTTCCCATGCCATTTCCAGCGCTTTCATGGTGAGCCTGCTGTCCGGCGAGAACGACATGGCCCAGCCCACTGGTTTTCTTGCGAACAGGTCGAGAACAACGGCGAGGTACGCCCAGCGCTTACCCGTCCAGATACAGGTCACATCACCGCACCACACCTGATTTGGCTCGGTCACGGCGAACTGCCTGAACCGCCCCGGGTTTCCTGGAGAGTGTTTTATCTGTGAACTCAGGCTGCCAGATCATCGTTTCCGATGGAAGCATAATAAGCTTTTTCTGCTTCTGCCGGAGGAGTATGGCCCAGCCTTTCCAGCAATCGTCGATTATTATACCAGTCCACCCACGTGAGTGTGGCCAGTTCCACTTCTGCACGGTTTTTCCAGCTCTTACGGTGTATTACCTCCGCTTTGTAAAGACCATTGATGCTCTCCGCCATCGCGTTGTCATACGAGTCGCCTGTACTTCCTGTTGATGCCAGCAA